TTTTGACTAGGTATTAGCTTTTGCTTATCTCCGTGACGTAAGCACCAACGCCTCGCCACAGTAGCATGTGGCGCACCTAATGCGTCTGCTAGTCGCGCATAAGTCCATCCTAATTGTGTACGATATTGTTCTAGTGTCATGCACAAAAGTATCGTTCTGTTTGACTTTTTTGTCAAATCGTAGTTACTTAATTCTATATAGTACAATCCTGATCAAATTAGTGCAATATAGAGCCATTAAAACACATATGCAGCGACAATCGGATTTACTTGACGGAAAGCGACAAAAAGGGGAGAACAGCCATGAATATTTTAACTGATTCAATGGTGAATATGACTAACAATTTACAGAACTGCATCAAGAAATCTGGCATGACAGTAACAGAAGTAGCAGCCGCGAAAGGCGTTACCCAGGCAACCTTGCACCGTGTTAAAAGTGGCAAAGTAAAATTGAACATTGTTGATGCAGAACATTACGCCCGAATCTTAGGTGTAAACGTGCAACAAGTGCTGTTTGAAGCAAAACCGATTCCCGTAATTGGAAAGTGTGTAATAGGAGAAAAGACCATTAAACGCACTTTGCATGCAAAGCAAAGGTACGAAATTTATGCTGATGCATACACCTGGTCTGGCCGTGCAGCATGGCTTTGGGAAACAGAAAAACCCTATCAAGGTCTTTGGTATGATTGGCATGGTGCTATATCATTTACACGAATGGATCCGATTGTGGATAAGTACATTGATACAGACTGTTATCAACATAATGCAGTAGTAAAAAGCAAAACACCATTTACCTGTAAACTTGACGGTCAAAAAGGGTCAAAAATACAAATTACGGCTGGAGTGCTTTATCCACAACCGCGCGGTCTTTACTCTGTGCATAACGGCAAAACAAACGAATTATATACAGACCTGGATCTTGAATGGGCAACGCCAACTTTAAGTGTTGTTCATCGCCCCGATTTGTGCGGCATACACATCAATGAAATTTAATCGTAAAAAATAATTTCTAAAAACTGTTTACGTTTTGTGCGTTTGGTGGTTACCTAATGCTATCTAATACTATTGCAGTATTTGATAGGGGGTATCGCACATGTTGCACATCGAAACGCCTGATTGGGCGGAAAGACATAATTACAAACACCACAGCAACCCACGGTCTAAAGATCGTGCTAAAAATATATTTGAGAAATCTGTTGTGCGCCCAAAAGTGTATTGGGCTAGAGAAAAACTAAAAGATCCTGATCAGATAGAACATCACGAAAAAGCACGAAATATATTAGACACGTTTACTAAAGGTAGAGGCAGTGCTGCTATGCGAGGCGGTATATCTGTGCAAGACGCTTGCAATCTCCATTTGATACCTGATGAAACTGGAACGACACTGACGCTTGTAGAGGCCATACATGTGGCTCAAGACAGAATGCGTAAGTATCAGCCTAAAGATTGGAATGCCACCGTCAGAGAGGACGATACAGCGCGTAAAGAGCATTACATCGATGAGATAGCCAAGGTAACTGAACACGCAGTCCTAGGGCTGCAAGAGGCTATGAAAAAGGATAATAGATTTATTGGTGAGATACAGTGCCTCGATACATTGCCTGGTAACGCACTACCCCACAACACATTACCAGACTATGGGCGCCGTGGGGATCTCAAAACAAAATGGTCTACACCGCATCACAATGCGAAGGATCCGCTAACAAAAAAATGGTATAAAGCATCGCTGCCCAACTCACTGAGCGGCATGTTTGATATGAACAATGTCTACCAAGTAGCTGGCTTTTACGCGCTTAACGGACGGCAACCACCGTTCTTAGTTTACGCTAATGCATACGACTATAAAATTTTTACTGAGGACAATGCGCCAGAACTCAAACCAGACTACCTGGAAGAAGTGATACGCGACATTGCCATGCATCATAAAGTTACAGAAAATCTTTTACGGGCTGCTAACAGCACACACGAATTGTGTAGTTTGTGTGACCCAGATTTTAATCAGATTTATTGGAAAGAACCGCCAGCCTATGTGGCCGAGGCAAAGAAACTTTGGGGATTAGAAGTATAATGTAATTCTTGGGATACGTTTTCTCAATAAGAGTAGCATCCGCTTGAGAGATTACGTTTTGAGCATCTGATTGAGGGGCAGATCTCCCAAGAACCTCTCACAAAATTAAGCAAAGGAGCAAAAAACATAATGGATATTAAAAACCTACACGCAGCTATGGAACACATGAACAAGATGGGGATCCACGGCAAAGATTACACAATGGTTGCACAGCGTGTCGAAGCGTTTAGGAAATTTGCTGGAACTGATTGGAGCATTACCTCTGAGATTTTAGAGGATAATGGAAACCGTGTATTGATGCGCGCAACGATAACTGATCGAAATGGTTTTATCGTTTCAGACGGGCTAGCAGAAGAGATACGGGGTCATGGCGTTAACAAGACATCAGCAATAGAAAATGCACAAACAAGCGCTTGGGGGCGCGCTCTGGCAGCGCTAGGGCTACATGGTGGCAAGATGGCTAGTGTTGATGAAATTACAATCGCTAAAAACAAAGAAAAAATTATCGATGCACAAGCTGTAGATCTGGATAAAGAAAAAGAACACGATGACGCTGTGCGCGCAGAGCGTAATGAAACAACTGACAAACCATCAGATCGAGATCTTAGGATCTGGGCTGATCGAATGAAAGAAGCATTAGAAAAAGCAATAGAACCCTGGCAGCTAGAAAGAATAGCTAGGGATTATAAAAAAGAATTTGAGGCACTGAAAACACATGGCGGCAACCTGGCAGACGAAGTAATAGCGTACAGCAAGATACGCTTTGAACAAATCAACGAAGGAGTCAGGAAATAAAATGCCGCACTTTAGTAAGTCTAACCACCAATTCAAAATGGGATTGAGTGGTGACAAAAATTATCGATTAACTGCATGGATAAATTTTGCAACGCCTTGGAGTGATACAAACAATCGCTACGATCCAATGACGGATGAGCAACGCGCACAATGTGAGGAGTTGTTTCGACAGTTCCAGGCATCCGGTTGTCAGATCTCTGTAACGATCACAGAGCGCACTAACGATGTCACAAGCGAGGGTAAGCCAGATTGGAAAGCTATGCCTGTTGCTGGGCGCATGACGCTGTACCCGAATGATTATACCAGCCCATCGCACATAAGAGAAAAGATCCCTGTCGATACATCAGCACCAGCTGAGAACACACAAGGTGATGACGGCTATAGGGGGTTTTCATAATGTCTAATGGAAATCTTTTAACAGTAGCCCAAGCAGCTGAAAGGTTGTTTGGAAGTGATGATACAGCGAACTACAAAAGAACGCTGCACCTTATTAACTCAGGAAAAATTCATCACTTAAAAATGGGGCGCAAGATCTTAATTAATCGAGAGGTGATTGACCAGGTGGGCAAGCCACCTAGTCCTAATCCAGCACCTTAGAAAACATCAGCAAATTGTTGGACGAGTTTGTCAGAGGCAAACTTGTCCTCTTTCTTTTCGTCTAACCAATGTCCGTATGTTGTTTGAGTAACCTTAATAGTCTCATGACCCATGTAGTTTTTGACACGCCATAAGTCGTCAGGAAAAGCTTGTAGAATATTTGACGCATAGAAGTGTCTAAGGTCATGCCAAGGAATATGCTGCACACCAGCCTTCTTACACGCTACTGTGATTGCGTTTAAAAATTTATCAGATTGCTTTGGAGTGCCAACGCGCGAAGCAAACACATAAGCATCTGGATCGTTTGGCCTACCCTGTTGCAAAAACAGTTCTCGCAACTCTTGACCTAACTGTGGATGTAACGCGATAACCCGTCTGCCTGCCTTAGTTTTTGTCTCACCAGGAATAGCACACTTTGGTTTCATCGCTTGAGTAACGTGGATTTTTAAATTGTCGAGATCTACTTGCCCCCAAGTCAATGCGCGCTGTTCGCCTTGGCGTAAACCTGTCAAGCAAGCGAAACGAAAAGCTAGTTTCCAATGAGGATAAATTGCTTCCTCAATAGCCTTAATTATTGATGGCAAAATCTTTTCAGCTTTAATGCCACTTTTACCTTCTTTCTCACCTCTAGCTTTTGCTCTAAATGCTGGATTACTTTTTCTGCATTCCATCGAAATAGCATAGTCACACATTACAGAAAGAGAACTTAGATGATTGGCAACAGTCTTCTTTGTATTACCCACCATAAGCTGATTGACCAGCTGATTTTCAACCTTGCCTTTTGTCAAATCTGCAACACGCATTTTTGCTAATGGCTGGCCATCTACAATACACTTCAAATGCATCTTTGCATGACGTACTTTTACGTCATGACCATCTTGAGAAATTT